CGGGGAAGAGATGCCTGAGAACCACTGGGAACACACACTCAGATCGTCCGCACAGTGATCACGAACCACTGGCCCGCCATTGCTGCGAGAGTTCCAGTGCCCGTGATGTTGAATTGCGGTTGGATCGTCAAGGCTACATCGGTGGTGAACGTGTAGTCGAGATTTGAGGTTTGGGAGCTCTGAGACCCACCAGATTCCAAGCTGTATGAGTTGGCAAGGGTAGTACTCCCGTCCGCTGTGAAACGGCTCTGCACTGAAGCGATCGCGGTACCAGTCCACCCACCTGTCCCGCTGATAAGGTACCGCCCAGGAGGGAAGACCAAACCAACGTTAGCAGGTAGGATTGTGATGCCGAGACCGTTCCATGCAGCTGCGTCGTTAAACGTCATGTCAGGGAAAGTATACCAGTTGTTGGTTGCAAAAGACGTCAGCACGTCGAACCTCGCCAAAATCAGCGAAGAATGCGTTGCTGCTGTGGTGACTGCCGTGCCAGGAATGATAGGATCATAGAACTCAAAATCGTACTCGACGTAGAGTTCTCCAAGTTTGGTGCCGTCTGTGACTGTGCCAGCTGTGCCCTCAACGCAGACATACACCACGCCACCATCGTAGGCCGTCAATGTTCCGCCAGCTGGGACTTGCCCAGGACGAACCAAAAACGGAACGGGGGTGACTTGGCGCGGGTCCAAATCGAGGAGAAGCCCTGCTGCCGGAACGCCTGAACGCGAGGGAACAATGTCGCATGCTTGCACGATAGTCGCCACCTTGGGATCAAGAGGGTCATAGTTCGCTGCAAGGACAATGCGACCCTGCTTTCCTGCGTCGGCGAATTCTCCGACAGTTGGGATGTACTCGTAACGAAGCTTGACGCAACGCCACTTCTGGAACTTCTTCGCAATGTCCGCTATCCACGGAAAGCTCACTGCTGAAGCTGGTTGAATCGAGTACTGCACGCTCTGAAAGAGCACAGATGAGACGACATTGCCTACCAATTCCCGCCGGGCCATCGGACCGCCTGTGCGGCCCGCTTTCCCAACGGTCATTGTCATGGCTCGAGCGCGCGCACTCCCGGCCGCTTTCGGCGCAGTGTACGACTGTCCTGCTCCGTAGAGCTGGACGCCTGAGTTATGCTGTTGCGTCTGGATGTTGAAATCCAAGAACCGCGCCTTACCTTTCGGTTTGGGCGCCTTGCTTTTCTTGTTGCTTGCCTTGCTGGAGGCTGCGATCATGGCCCATTCTGCTCGAGGCATGCCTTTCGGTCGTTGTGCCATCTTGAGAGTCCGAATGAATCAGATTGTGTGTCCGCATAGCTCACATAGGGGTGTCCGCTTAATGTACACCGGGTCTTACAACTTGCCCTGTTGCCTATAGGTACGAGCTTTATGAATAGTCAGTGATCATAAGACGCTCGAACGCAATGTGGTTCAGAAACACGGGCAGCGCCCGCACCTCATCCATCATCGATTCCACGCCTTGAATGTCCTCGACCTCAAGCCCGTACCTGCACTGTATTGAGTCCATCACGAACGCCCGATCAATGGGAAGCCCGGTGCAACTGGGCTTGTACCATCCATCTTCGGACGCGCTCAACACACTTCTAGTCTCACGACCATTCCGCTTCAACATCGCGAGAAATGGCCCAAGAATAGGATAGTCCCAAGGAATAGTTGGCATGGATTGTGCAATAGCCCAGGCCGCCTTCAACACGCCATCGACCACGTCTTTCTCCTCAGAAAATAGACGGGGATGACGCATCACCTTCCCCAGTTTAACCACCTGCGACGGGAGGGGGAACCATCCCACTCCTCCGGCTGCCAGCGGCT